CCGCGATGACGGAGGGGGTGCATTTTTTACGACCCCCCCTATACCATTACACCGCAATATAATTATGTTTTTTGCACAACTTTTTTGTAGATATTCCGAAAATCATATTTCAAAATTTCATCAATTGCTCGTTCATTTTCCAACTCATTTTCTTCTTCTGAAAGTTGATCGGATGTTCTCGCAATTCTTCCAAGATACGAACATGTATGATAACCTTTTTCCTCATCGAACATGAACCATGAAGTGAACTGTTCAAATGGATCAAAAGGATTATCAACAGTTGTAAGCATACATTTGCTTGCCATTTTACTTTGTTCACTCCTTTCCATTCAGATACTTCGATACTGTAGAACTCGATACACCTAAAGCTTCTGCTATCTCAGCAGTGCTATAACCCGAAGCATTCAAGGCTGCGATTCTATTTGCTTTTGCTGGGCTTAGTGTTGTTGTCGCACGAGGCGTGGCTCTTTGTCTGACAGTATCTATGTTTGTGTTGTTAAGAATCTGGGTAAGTTTATTCTCGCTAATAGCTCCCGCTTGAATTGCTTCCCATTCACGATCTGTAATCTCGATAGGCGTTCTCTTTGCACCAACAGCGGTACGAGCCGCAGTAAGAGCCTGTTGATTAGCCTTCTTGATTTCAGCTTTTGTCATGTCTGGGTTGTCTTTCTTTTTAGCAGCCACAATAGAATTAGCCATGGTCTGTGCCTGACGTTCTCTAGGGGCATTCTTTAAAGCAACATTCAACTTTGTCATAAGAGAGTCCACTTCAACTTGATAAGTCTGTTTTGCAGAAGCGGAGTAAGCTATTTTCCCACTACTAATCATCTCCTTACGAGCCTGATTAGCCAAGGCCTTCATGGTATTAGCATAGTCCGCATACGCCTCTTCCTGGGGAGTTCCAGATGAAAGTGTCCGAGCATCTCTAGTTTCTGCCATCTTGGTACTCTTCTGAGTTCGTACCTGGGTTCTCCCATTCTTATCCACATACTCCTCTCGAACGGTCTTCCAGCTTTGCTCACCGGTTTCTTTATCGATAATCGGACTTCCTTTTCTTTTTAACACTGAAGTTTCAGACTTTGCTCTCGAAATTAACGTAGCAGCTCCACCATAACCATCATCATTTTCATGAGCCTGGTATTTTTTCTTCAAGGCTGTGATTCCATTATCTTGCTCGCTCTTTTTATAATCGAGTTTATGCTTCTCGGCATCGATAACAACCATACTATGGCGGACCGCTCTTGCTAATTCATCCTGAGTAGCTCCTTTTAACGTCATGTCAGTAATCAGATTTGAAATTTTACCCATTTCTGTCTGAGTATTATTCATAATCTTAATCTTCTGACCGCTTTCGTTATAGTAGTCACCACCCTTTTTGACTGTTCCATACGCCATCTTAGGATCGAATCCCTCAAGACCTTTCAACTGTGGAGTTGATGTAATTTTCACTCTACTATTGGATGAGTTGCATGGAATGACCATAACGGTATCACCATCAAAATCTGCTCCAGAAAGTCTATCTGCCACTTTTTTATTGATTCCGATGGCATCCGCCGGCGTGTTCCCAAGAACTCTTCTTCCCTCAGCTTGTTTGTTGTTTACTGTCAGAACGGGAATCTCAAAGGTTCCTCCATGCGGATAACGAACTAAAGCCACAGTTTCTCCATTCTTATAGTTCGGAGCATAAACTTCGTTATCTTTAATAGAAGTTAAAGGAAGAATAACCTGATACTTCTGACGAGGAAGAGCTGCCGCTTGTAAATGGACTGCCGCTGCATCACAATCATCCGCAAAAGATTTTAGAAGAGCTTTCTTTACAGTTGGATTAGTCAAAGAACAAATCTCATCAAATTCCGATTGCTTATCTGCTGCTGCCAGATTAAGTTGTTTCTTAATTAAGGTTCGACTCTGTTTAGATAAGAACTGTGATGGAAGTTTATCTGCCCATTCTCCCCAGTCCCCTTCTTCCGCACGCTTATTGATTAGTGAAAGCTGCTTCTTGCCATTCTTATCATAGTAATAGCTCTGACCACCTTTCACAGAAGTCGGGTTATCCGGATCATTAACGCCTTCTTTAATCAAAGAACCAAACGGGTTATCCGGATCATCTTTGATTGGTTTTAAAACATCCATTTTAGGAGTTCCTTTTTTCTTATTGGTGTTGAACATAACATCCACACCATCCGGTAAGTCATCCGAATAAACCGCCATACCTTTAATGTAATGACTTCCATCAACCAAAATTCGTACCTGCGCATAGTGTGATTCTCCCAAAGACAAATCATCAACACCTCTGCGAATTTCAACAACTCCATCTTTCAATTCGCCTCCATCTTCAGAATAGCGAATTTGGAGCCGCTTAGAATCCATGCTTTTCGGATAAACAAATTTAGGATCGAAGGTTTCTCCATCATCGTGGGACACATAATCTTTCAAAGAATTGATATTCTCAAAATCATAAATCTCTTTATGCTCTGTTCCAGGAGGACAGATTACCAGAAGAGTAGTCTTTTTACCTGGATTTGTTATCTGATCCACTCGACCGCCATAAACAGGATAGCCTTCCATCTCCAGCATATAGAGAGCTTCATTCAATTTCTCTTTTGAAATGCCAAGTTCTCTTTCCACACCTGCACCGACATCAATCATACCTTTTTCATCAATTTGTTTTTTGATAAATTCAGCAGTGGTCTTTGCCTGGTTCATGCGAACTTCAGAATTTTCATTTAACAAAGAACGAACAGACGAATCATTTGCAAAACCCATCTCTTTTGCAATTTCATTTAGACTTAGTCCATCTTCTCTAAGAGACTTTGCCCTTGCCACATCCAGTGCACGCCTCTCATCTTTCGCCAATGATTTCTGTGTACGATATTGCGTTGTGGTTAATCCCATAGCTTTGGCAATTTCCGTATCACTCATTCCCTGGCTCTTCAACTCATCTATTCGACTCAGAAAATCTCCGCTATGCTGATATGGATTTTCACCAGACCCCCATGGATAGCGTCCAGAACGGCGAGGCATTCCGTAATGCATTAAAATTTCTTCCGCAATTGGATTCATAATTTAGCCCTCCTGTTCTTTGATTTTGTTAATTACTTTGTCAAATGTGATAATTTTGTCCATGATTGGAACGATGACTTCTGCTGTTGGATTTTCATATAAAATCTGATCGCTCTGATAAATTCTCAACTCTATGTCGATATCAGCCGGTTTTATTTTATACTCCAAACAAAAAAGAGCAGCATATATTTCAAGCTGCTCCATGTGTGCTGGAATGACTCCTGTTTTTAAATCGTGAATACGAAGCATCCGATTTCGAAACACGATTGCATCTGTTGTACCAAAGCAATTCTCCGAATAGAACAGGGGCTGCTCTGGAATCATTTTAAAACCAATGGCATCGTTCACATACATATTTAATGTTTTCTGTGATTTTGGAAGTTTTTGACCGAGAGTAATACATCTCGCTGCAAAATCGTGAAGTTCAGTTCCTTTTTGAGTTGCCAAAAATTTTGAATATGACTCAGCAACTTTGGATTCATCATAATTGATCCAATGATATTTACTCGCACCAAGAAAGGCGTGTTGCCCTTCAAGAGCGGAATGCTTGTTGAAGATCATGTAACACTTCCTCCTTATTCTCCGGACAAATAAATCTTGAAAATGACATCTCATTCATTCGTCCAACATAATATTCTTGATTTGGCTGTTTCTTGGCGCGTACACTTTTTTTACACTCTAAGGTGGCCCATTTATCATTATAAAGAATTAACAAATCAGGAATACCCTGAATATGACTGGCATCGAGTTTTGTAACGATGCAGCCTTTGAACATTCTTTTTAACTCTTGAATCAATTTGTTTTGAAATTCACTTTCAAGCATAGATGAGCCTCCTTTCTCCAAAATAAAAGAGAGAATGGCTGTTTTAACCTTCTCTCTTCATAACAGTCTATGTTTTTTTCGCGCGCAAAAAAATACCAAATGAAAATAAAAAAAGACAGGGACTCATCAAAGAATCTCTGTCTCACTTAACCAATATTCTAACTATTATTTCTGAGATACCGTATCAATATCCAAATTAACCATAATCCACCGGTACATAACGTGAGTATTACATCCAATATCAATCCGGCTGTACTCCGCTTCTTTTTTCCGCTTTTACTCATTTGGCATATCCTCCCCTATTATTTTTTCTTTGTTATTTCTTTTAAATATTTTTGTCACGCTCTGTTTTGTCCTTTTCGCAGCAACTGAAAGATTTTCTCTAGTACGTTCCTTGGATTCTTTTTTGTTGCGTTGCAGTTCGTCAAATATTTTTTGACTTTCAATAATAACTTCATCTGGTATGTATCTTAAACATACTGTCGAGCCGATTTTAACGACGGTTCCTTGTTTAGGGTTCGAACCTATAACCTGAGAATCAAAACAGTCCTTATATCGTGGATTTGCTTCCTTTATGGTTAGTTTGCTTGTAGAACTTTTTAATCCGCAATCCTCTAACATCCTCACTGCTTGTTCCAGATCTATTGGAAATCCTTTATGATATAATTCTGGTATCTTAATCTTTTCTTCTGTTTTTTCAGAAGATTTATTCTTTGCATTATTGATAGCATTTGCCACCAAAGGTGTTGCCGCGGTTGCCAAACCAGCAAGTGCACTTATGACACCGATAACATCTGTTGAACCTTTATTATTTTTGTTAGTATTATTCGTTCCCAATGTATATCCCTCTCAATCAAGTAATATATGGGCAATAAAAAAGTGCGCCTCCAACAGAAGACGCACCGAAAAAATGCATCTCCCATTGTTGCCACACAATCTCGCTCCGTTTAAGGGTATGAGTAAAGAGAGAATACACTTTTTACCAAAATGAATTCCCTTAAACGAATTTGCGATATTTGATTGTGTGGCACTTATACTATACCATAAACCGTTGATAAAGAAAAGATTTTTTTATTAGCTCTTGACATTTTCTTCAACCTGTGATATAAGCCTGTTTTCTGAGATCGTCATAAACCATTCTCATCCCATCTTCAAAGTACACCACTATACTCATATACCCAAACGGACGAAAATATACGGATGACCGCGACAACCTCGGATAAATTGACTTGAAATTTTCATATAAGCTCTCCCAACTAATCTTGCTCATGATTTCCTCCATTTTTACTCGTGGCCAAAAACCCACTTTTTTTTCGCTATTACTATATATATTTAAACTTTCTATCATAATAGTTTAAGAAAAAAAGTGGGAAAGTGGGCTTTGAGCCCGCAAACCCGCATAAATACTGGGTTTTTACTGACCAAATCGGGGTTTTAAAAGTGGGAACAAAGTGGGCAAATGACCATAAATTTGACCAAAATCGTCTGAATCCTTTCCCACAATTCCCCTCATTTCTTAAAAAACCCAAATAAAAGTGACCAAAGCCCGTTTTTCAAAACTCAAAAGTGGGCGTAATTTTCACCCACCTTCAAGTTTTGTACAGACGTTTTTAATAGTTTCTCCTCTGGTAAGGTAAATGTTTCCGAGTAATCGGACGGTAAGAATATTGTTTAATGAAAGATTCTCTTCGGAATTTTTTCAAAGACATCCCATATCGAGCCGGAGAGCTTAGACTCTTTTTCTTCTCTTTCTCAGGCACCGAGAATCCAAACGCTTTGTTCAGAGTGTCTGCCATCTCTTTAAACTTTACGGCTAGTTCCTCAAATGCTTCTACAATTGTATCTATTGCTTTCTGAAAATCAGTCATGACATTACCCCCGTAAACCATATTCTAATACAGCTTGTTTCTCTAACTCCATCACACATAAATAATCACCTCCAAATTCGTCCCGTTCGTTTGTCCTTGATAACTATCCGTTCCTCTATATGAAAATCTGACAACTCGCAAAGGACAAAGATAGTATCCAATAATTTGTGGAACCGTTCCTCTTCCTGTTCCATGTTCTTCAGTGCTTCATAGGCAGTCGGGTCTGAATATCCCTCTGCATTTCTTCGACAATCATTTTTAATACCCATCTCGTCCTCCCCATCGGAAAGAGTCATCCATATAGGTTGTAGACGCACTAATTGCTTTTAATGCTATTACTCCTGCCAGACACACAATTCCGATAATAATTCCAATTACATATTTCATGTTGTTTCGCCCTCTCCTTCTACTAATTTAACACCGCCATACTCCCACAAATCTTCTTTTAACTTATCCATATCCAGTTCACCATTTTGCCAGCGTTCGTAATATTCCAGAACCAATTCAGTAAATCTCGGAATACGCTTGGCGTAGGTCTTTGTCCAATAATGATCCATTAACACTTCCAAAGGGAGAGTTAGGAGTAAAACCATAGCGGTATTTACGGCATCATCTGTAGCTTCCTGCTTAATACGCTCAAGCTCTTTTCCTACTTGTTCTCGTACCGCTATATTGAGCTGCTCTTTTGTGAGATTGTATGTGGTGGTTTTCGCTTTTTGTTCTAATTTCTGAGTACGTCTCCTCTCTGCTCGTCCCATCATTTTCCTCCCCCTCATAAATCCAATTTTCTTTTGCAAAGAACAGCGGTATCCCCATCATCAAGGAAAATAAAAAGAACGTTGCATCCCCGTCACACCATGGGATTACCAACGCTCCGATACACATTAAAATAACAGCGTATATTTTATTTTTAATTAACTCTTTTTTCCACATTGTCTTTCTCCTTTGTTGCTTTGATTATATTTTCTTCAACAGCTTCTATTTTTGTCATAATTCCCGCCTCTCTGATTTTTCCATATGCTTTCGCTGTTGCACAGTGTTCGATGCATTTCAGCACTCGGTCAATCAGCGAATAAACACATAAGTAAACAACAATAAACATAATAAGTAGCTGAATAAAAGACATTTTTTAATTCTCCTTTTTCTTCACATGAATATTTACAGTATCAAGAATGCATTCGTCGTTTTCGATACATTCTACTTCCATATTGAGACACTCGTCGGAAAGTATTTTTTTTTATTGAAATCTTTTCGTATCAGACAAATTTCTTCGTTCGCACCAACAACTAAACGAATATCGTTGTACCATATGAGAGGCAATAAATCTTTAACCTTTATTGACACATTTAATCCTCCTCCAAAATCCTATAACAATATAATTCAAATCGCGGCACAATGTTTTCCGGACGCATTATTCTACTAAATCGAACATCATTCCCGTATTGTTTTTCGAGGCGTAACACATCTGGATGGTTATGTTTATATGTAGCATTTAATTCCTCTAATGTGTCATAAAACACCGATTCGTAATATTTAATCATCTTGCTTTTTCACCAACAATAATTTCTGAATACGGTAAGCTTTCAATCCACTTGCAGAATTCTACCCATTCATCGAGTTTATGATTCTTTCGCATCGGATAAATACCAGCCAGCACTTCATAATTCAGCATAATCGTCCGTTTCTGGTTATAGCTGCTCGGAAGAAGTTGAATCATCTGCCACCATACTCTTTTGTCTTTAGGGATGTAATATTCTCCTTTATAATTACCACCATCCAGATATAATTTTCTAGCAATGTTTAAAATATCAATCACATCCCATAAAATGCTAGTTCCTATACGGTTAAGATGTTCGCAACTAAAATCCTCTATCGTAAATCCCTTCGCCGCAATTTTATGCATCGTGGAACAGGAATTAGCAACAGTTCCCACTTTATAAGTATCAAACTCCTTCCACCAATACAAAGGAGCCGTAATATCCATATAGACAGTAATCATTCGACGATACTTTGCGTGAGTCGGACCACCTGCCGCAAGTCGCATCATCAGCTCATGATCTGCTTTTCCAAGCTGCCACGACTGATCATATGTATGTTCGCAATCATAAGCGGCACAATTTCTACACCCAATACCATCATCTCCACCTTTACATATACCGCTATCAGATTTCTCCCAACTATTCATCGGATTTCGCATTCCTCGGATGACATGTTCCCATCCCATAATTTCTACATTTTCAATTTTAATCATTTGCTACATTCTCCTTTACTTCTTTTTGAATGATATAAGCAATATCTTCTAAAGAAGGCATCTTTTTTCCGCAACACTTTGCTGCCGACGGAGCGAGAAATTTATCGGCTTCCCAGCTCCAAGTTTCATAATAGTTTGGTCTTAACCCTGCCATTTTATATACGTCTCCACATCGAAATGTAACTCTAATATGACCACATATATCGATAGTAGCTCGACGCTTATCAATGCTCATGCTATCCTTAAGATCCACCAGATAGTTCATCAATTCATCCATCGCTCTGAACATATCTTCATAGTTGTCTCTGTAAATTATAATTAGTATGTCATTATTCATTTTCGCATTTTCTCCATTTCTGAGAGTATCTCGTTCTCTTCGTCACAGAAGACGATTTCTGATGGATCAACTCGTCTAACTCCATCCGAAAACTCTACAACGGCAAACATCTTACTAAATACTCCCGCTGGAGCCCCACCTATCAGCGGACTAGCCTCCAAAGGTTTTGAATAATGTTCCCATGCGTGAAAATAACCGAGCTTTTCACCAACTTGACAAAGTCTGGTTTTCCATTCTATTTGCATACTAAGTCCTGCCACTACATTTTCCTCCCTATAATTCTTCAAAAGAGTCGCATTTAGTAAGCCCTAAATTTGTGATATCTTTTCCGTAAAATTCTGAGTCCCCACAGCAACAGTAATAATGTTTAATAAGAGGGTTCTCCGAATCGACTTCTATTAAATCGTTTGGAAGTGGAAAACTATATTTATCCCCACAATACTGGCAATCACAACAAAGTATATTTTTCATAAATTTCTCCTTTCTCGTTCCAATTTCACATCAATGGCTTTCTGCAAATCTTCCGACTTAATATCAAAAATGGACTCCAGGAAGTTCAGACAAATATACGCATCCGCCATCTCTTCCAAGAGTCCTATTCTGTCCCCATACCCTCGGACTTGCTTACTAATCTGTTGCTGAAGCTCTGCAAATTCCTCCATTGCTACCGTACATTTCGTCTTCCAGGAATACTTTTGAAGACTCTTTCGAATAATCCGCCGCCTCTCTTTTTCAGAAAGTTGAATATCACCTTTTAGTCCTTGAATAAATCTACTTCGATTCATTTTCTTTATCATCCTCCACAACATCACATCTCTGACAATCATTATTTGATGCTCCAAAACATCCGCAACAATGTTTTCTCATGTTGTACTCCACCTCGGTTATTTCAACAAATTTGTTGTTTTCCTCTTTGAAGAATCGGTTAATTTCTACCTTGTATCCTTTCGGTACAATCGCATACAGAATTCCGACTGTATCATAATCTCCGTTTTTAGAATCGACGAGGAAATCTTCACAATACACTTTGAAAGGCTTACTTTCAGGGAAATATGGCATGGTAATCGGGAATTTTTCCTCCATCACACGATCAATTAAACCGCTATGATACGAAGCATTTGGGTTATCCAGATTGATACCGCAGAACCGGTCTACATCTCGATATTTTACTGTCCCATCAGCATACACATACTTAAATAATGAGCTCATGCGCTTACACTGATAATTGACAACTTCTCCTCGACGACCACTCCGATCTCTAGCATCGCTCCAAACATCTTCCGTATCTTCAATAGGAGTAAGCGGTTTTCCCTCAATCATGCGAACCAAAATATACTTTGTCATACCGATACTAAATCCAGAATGACCGTCTTCCAAAAGGCTTCGATAGGCTTTTAAGGCACTTTCGAAGCAAGCACAACCATAATCCCATTCTCCTGGTTTCTGATCAGGTGCTTCGCGTTTGCAGGCAATCTCCACTTCTCGTTCTGCCCATAGTTCCATACTGGATTTCTCATGAGAACCAGAATCTTGAGATTCGGATTCAGCTTCTTTCTCCCAATAGGAATCATAGATACCCTTTGCAAAATTTTTAGCGTGGGATATATCTGATGTGTGCTTGCACCCAGTCCCCAAACAAGTATCTCCGCAGCTTTTACCATCACAAAGATAAAGGATATCTGCTACATCATTTTTCTGAGGCCAAGTATTCCGGTCATCTATATATTCGTTGGCAAATATTTTTCTCGTATCAGACCCAAAGCTCTCAATGATTTCCGGAAGGTTCTCATTGACCGCATCAAACACCAGATTTCTCTCCTTACACCACTCAACAGCTTTTTGAAGCATGTCTCCCACGCGGCAGGTCCACAGAATCAACTTATCTCCATCCTTTTTTCGATTATGAAGATACTCTATCAGTTCTTCGTTTGGTCCTCCGATCTCTGGCCAGTTGTTTTCACATAAAGTTCCATCAAAATCTACTGCAATAATTTTCACTGATTTAAGATTCATATGCTTTTTCTCCTTTATTTTTTTACACTTGTTCTCCTGAAAGATCTTCGACTTGGATTTCCATATCATCTGGAACAATCTGAGCCTCACAATAAGCAGGTAACACCACAACATTGCTATTTTCTACTTGAGAAAGTATATATCTGCGAATATCGTTCAGCTCTCTGGAACGACAAAACATATTTACTTTAATTACCAGAATATCCGACATCTCGCTTTCTCCTCCTTACTCTTCTGAATTTATCCACGCTCTTTATTGCTTTTGTATTCTTGTTGATAATGCGGTAATAGAATTCCGTCTCCTCCACCAACATCCAATCTTTACAATTCAAATAATGAGCAGACAAACATTCTTTTTGTTCACGGGTTAATTTCTTTGGTTGTTTCATCTTCCTCTCCTTTAAAAAGACATAAAAATAGCCCGAATTCACTAATTAAAAAGAATTCGAGCCAAAATATATCTAATTCTGTAGTTCATTTTTTTCTTTGATCTCATCCAACTTTGTTTTCATTTTTTCCAGAATATTTTCAATGGTCTTTCTAGTCTTTGGATGCAGCTTTATATACTTACAATGCTCATCGTACCAGCCGAATATCTCATCCAGCTTTCCTTTTTGCCAACTAAATGCCCACCAATCACAAATCATCTCTATGATATAATTATATGACATCTCCAAAATAATTTCTCCCTCTTTCGGATCATCATTTATCAAAATCCAATATTGCCAGTGATGAGGGTTTCTATGCAGATGTAATAGCCAAGCTTTTTGATAATTTTGCATAACCGCATAAGAACGATTTCCTCCATAAAAATATGCATCGTAAGCCTCATATTCATCCTGTTCATCTTTAGATTTATCATGTGCAAATTCAATCTGCCATCCATAATCGAATCCATCGACTAGAAGTTCTGGAAGATTTTCAGCAATCCAGTCAAATCCTCTTTTTACATTAGAACGATGCTGAGTTAAATATTGATCGTACTGAAAGCTCATTTGTTCGCTCCTTTCTTCTGAATGATAAGTTTTCTATAAAGCTCGTATGCTTCCTTTCCTTGATAGGCATTGATGACATCCACTCGCCCGTTTTTCTGACTACCAACAATTAAAATGCCGACATCTTTTCCACGAGAAAAATCCCAACTTACAATAACACTATCTGTTGATTTCATTTTTTTCCTCCCACATAACTGGCTTATGAGAATTCAGATTACAACCGTGTTCTAAGCATCTATTACAAGGATCAAATTTTTCCTCCAATTCCTTGTGCTGACACGTCTGGCAATATTTTTCAAAATTAACTTCTAAATACTCTTCGTTCATGACTGTTTATCTCCTTTCGAAATGCACAAAAAAAGAAAGAGCCTGCGATTTTTCAACCACAGGTCCTTTCCGACATAATTGTTTCTTGGTTACGCTTCAATATCCTTCTGAGTATCCTCGATCAACCCATCGAGTTTGGATTTGGCTTTCTCGTATTCGCCTTCCTCCAGCAGCTCTCTGAGTTCGATAAGAACCCTTAAAAGTTTTCTACTAAACGCAACAAATTCTTTCATATTGTCTTCCATTTACCTGCCTCCTTTAGCAAGCCCTTTCTTTTTAAGATAAGGTAAATATACCTTTCATTATAGGGCATGTTATTTTTGCGAATTTTCTGTATATGCTCACTCCTTTGGCATGGGCATATAAGCGGAAATTAGTAATCCACCTCCCACTCCAATACCAGTCATCATAACAATAGCTCCCAGAATCGCTCTATTCTGAGCAGATGATAAAATTTCTTTACAAGTGTTAATTTTCTCACTCATAAACTTTTTGACACCCCTTCCAGCCTTCTGTAAAATATCAAACATTCTTGACGCCTCCTTATTTTTAATATTAACACAAGCTGAGTGACATTGCTATAAAATTGTTACCACTTCACAAACCTCGTTTCGTTAAAATCCTTCTTTTCCTTTAATGCTTTACTGATTGCTAAATCAATTCCGCTCCGAGATTTCAAGTGATAGTAATACAAATCTTTGAATGGCGTATTTAATCGGTCAATCCGCCCTGCTGACTGCTGCATGATTTTGTAGGAATAATTCTGGGAATAGAATATAATCGTATCAGTTTTAATACAATTCCATCCTTCAGCTCCCGCATTATATTGGACAAGATATACCCAGCTTTTTGATTCTGGAATAGGTTGATGTTTATGACCATTCCATTCCGCGATTTCAAAATATATAGTATCTGCATATGGAATAAACAATTCTTTTAAAAGCTTCAACTCATAATCAAAATTGTAAAATATAATGGCTCTTGGATGCTTTTCTACAATTTCCAGCAGTGCAAGTTGTCTTGATTCGTCTGTATTCACAATTTTTCGCCATATATAACAAAGACCGGCTGCGTTTGTAATTGGTTCATTCTTGTACGGGTCCCATCTGGTTCTTCCCACATCTTTATATTGCTCGATACTATACCGCACAAACACATCTTCGTGATGTGAAACTGTTTGTCGCTTGAAATCCATATTCACCAGAATTCGATTTCTTAGACGGATCAATCGTCCAGTGTTTAGATATCGATCAATCTTTGGAAATTTACTAAATCTGCTATATACCACATGCTCCCGGATGAACTCTGTTCGGTTTTTGTAGAATCCGTTCGCAACGAACACTGGAATATAATCCTGCCATGTATCTCCCGGAGTTGCCGATAGCAGAATCCATTGGTTAGATTTCGTTATCTTTAGGAATGCCTTTACCCATGCTCCTGACCCAATTACTCTTTGCTCGTCAAATATAAAAAAAGCATTTTTCACATCTGCATACTTTCCAATGTTATTCCAAGAATCCACCTTAATCTGATTGGAGTATAAATTGACATCTTTATGAATGGAAAGAAGAAAGGGAGAAAGATCCCCCTCCCATTCCATTGTGTCTCTCTTTCTTGCTGTTGTAATGATATACAAATCTTTTGGAGGATCTTTCATTGGAATATATTCCTCCGTTCCTGTCAAACAGCTCGGTTCTCCACCGTTTTGAAGATAATAATAAGCCAAAGCAGTTCTGGATTTTCCACTTCCAACACCCCCGCAAAGTATGCAGCCATTCCGCATTTTTTCTACTGCTGCTATCTGATAATCATATAGTTTAACAGCCATCTGGATTCTCCCCACAAGATACAAATTCGTTTTCAACTTCTGCTCGATACTCCAGAATCCCATGCTCCTCCAAATTCGCTTTGGGTCCACCTATCAGCAATATAGATGTTATCTGTTCGTCAGTTTGGTTCTTCTCCTCACGATAATAAGACCATAACACTTCTTGAACGTCTTTCGTAACGCAAATTTTTCGGCAATCAAATTTGGTTTTATCTGTTATTCTTGCCGATATTTTTCGTGCTACATTTTCATAAAAAGTAGCTAAATCGCAATAACAGTCCTCTTTCTTTAACAATACTGTTTTAATCATATTTTCCATCCTTTCATAAGCTGTGAAACACTCTTCTCATAGTCCACACATCCGAAAAATACATCATTGTGAACCAGTAATTTTCTCCGTTATCATCCGTAGACATCGGTTGTGTAAACACATCACCTACCTTGATATACGCAGCAACTCCAAGAAGAGAAAGCTGAATATAACACATCAAAGCAACGATTTCGTCAATATCCTGTGCCACAACCAATACGTGATTCTGAAAATTCAGATTAACCTTTTCTAATTGTTTTCTTGCTTCGTTGATCGCTGCAATTAAAGTGGCTCCTGCCCCACAACAAGAATCGTTAATGGTTATATATCCTTTCTCTTTCACAACAGCAACAACATCATCTTCAGTCACTTTTGCCATCAATTCACACACATGATATGGAGTAAAAAATTGACTGTTGGATTTATCGCCCAGATTCAACTCCATAAAAATACTGCCTAGAAAGTCCTGCTCTGGGTTTTCTTCCAAAGCCATAACTACATAGGCAGCCAATTCCGGGAACCGCTCTTGCTCCCGCTTATTGTATTTTTTAATAATTTTCAAATATCGTTTTTCCCGTTCTTCATAGTGGAATTTATCCACGGGATTCGATAAAGAACAGGCAAACATTATGATGAAATCCCGCCATACATCCCATGATCGGTGCCGGTAAGTCAACTGATTAAATGTTTTTAGAAATTGCTTTTTAACATTCTCATTTTTAGGAACTTTATTAGGCTTTGGTATATCTGTTTTCTTAGGTTGTGGCGGAATATTTAGTTCTTGTTTTACGCTACCTACTTTGGGTTTAGAAATAGAAGCAGTTGTTTTCGGTTTCGCTGTGGTTCGCTTCTTTTTCTGATTCCAAAATACCATAGTTTTTCTCCTTTCACGAAAATAGAGGGCTGTTTCCTTTTACCTTAGGACATTTACCCTGCTTGGTGATAGCAAGCACCCTATTTTTATATTTTAGAGGAATTAAACTTCTTCCGGTTCCTCTTCCTCCGCATACTTTTCAGCAAACTCATCCTCTTCGATGGTGACATACATCGTCTTCAGATAAGCCTTAATACCGGTCTTACCATTCACTTCCCAAGAATACGGTCGAATCGTCAAATCAACATTCCGAATCTCCGCATAGTCCAAAGTGGAAATGGATTCATCATCCAACGGTGTTTTTGTTTTTCTAGTAATCATATATACCTTAGGCGGGATATTCTCAAAGCTGACTGCCACCTGGATATAATGTCTCGGTTCTTCGTCCTCGTCTCTCGGAGCCAGCAGTCTTACATTCCATCCATCATTGGAAAGTTTCTCTGCCTGTTCCGGATCTTCGATGATGACACAGAAGTTCCGATTACCCGCGCGATTATACTTTGATTCTTCTCCTCTGAAATTACGAAAGATAATGCGAGCGTTTTCGATAATGATATTTGGTACATTTTTAAAAGCCATGATATATTTCTCCTTTTTTTAATTAAATGGTATTTCTTCATCTGCATCTTCTGGAATGTTCATAAAATCCTCAAGTTTTGGCTTTGCGATGTAAGGATCTTCCGAAACAAACCATTCAAAATCGCCATATTTAGATATGGTCTTTACAGCATCATCGACAAGTTTGTCATAATAAGAACGGTCGATAGAATCTTCTTTAGATAATTCTCTAACCATCTCTGATTCCAACCATCGATACCCTTTTGAGCCTGTAGCAGCATAATACTTTCCGTCTTTTTCTCTCATCAATAAACCGCCGCCAGCCCCCGGCTTAATCGGGCAGAATTGACCAACTCGTCCAATGAAAATATAATTGTGTCCTTCTTCGATACGTTCGAGCAGTTCCCCACAAAGATTCTCGAGAGTTGTATCTGAGAGTAGCCCTTTCTTGTATTGATCTTCCAATTTTGCAAATTCCTTTTCAGAAGAAGATACATCGGGAAGCCCCTCATTCATATCCAAATATAACGCACTGCTTACTGATTTTGTCTCACACATATCTTCAAAGACAATCTCTTCTTTACTAAAAAGTTTCTTAAAGACATATGGAATCTGGAATTGTGTACCGGTTGCGGTCCATTTTCCGTCTTTATACTTGGCGATATAAACAGCATCGTTTACCAAACACATTCTGTCATATGTAGCTTCATGTTCAAAGGTGTAGCCATACTGTTTCCCATAATCCATAACAAACTGGATAATCTCAGGAGTTGCGTCCGGAATCTTAATAGAATCTGTCTTAATATGAGCAACAGTAAAGCCCCGTTCCTGTACCTCGTGTTTGAGGTTAATCATGAACAGAGCTCCTCGTTTGGCTACAATATTATCTTTGTTTCTAGGATCGCGGAATGGATTATCAAAATTTGCAGAAGTAAGACCGTAAACAGAATTGATCGCGGTCTTCAAAGCGTTCGCCAAATCCTTTGCCGTCATTTCTCCATCGATTACTTTCTGAATATACGGTGTCAGTTTTCCATCCAGCATATGATTGACCTCATTCCATGCCTCATGTTTAATACTGACTCGTCCTTCTACAATATCACGGAATGCTCTGGTGAATTTAACTCCGAACAATACCTCCGCAATCGCACTATGCGGATGCATGGAAGAAATATCTAACAGAGCTACATCTCCATACATTCCTGGTTCTGCATAAACATAACCGCCCTCTCCAACTTCTTCTCCTAGATAAGTAGACTTTCCGTTTTCGTACTTGTATCCTGGAAAATATGGTAAAAGACTTCCTTCTTCCCCATGTGTTTGAGACATCATTTCCGGACATGCTTCCGCTAAGAACGAATATGTTTCATCATCAAGATCATGTACTGGTTCTGCTAAGTTACGATAATGAAACTGGTCTTGCGGTTTTCGCTCATTCCCAAATATGATTTTCTGAGTAAGAGTGTTAGTGGTATCATTGACAGTCATTCCAGCTAAATCCGCCAGAATCTGTCTAGCAGTCCAATCCGCTTTCAGATAACGAAACGCTGCTTCCGTAGCAATCACATCGTTATCACAATACTCAGCAACTTTTGTCCACATTTCTTCCGGTACTGGTTGATCCCATGGAAGTCCTAATTCTTGATGATGGATTCCCATTTCAATTTCCAACTTTTTCAAGCTTTTTTTGTTTCCAGCAGATGCAAAATCATATACATCCGTATAAGAAACATTATAGGCTTCTCCAAAGAAACAATTTGGACTTCCACTGATAATCTTTTGCGAAAGATTGTATAATTGCTCATTTGTATAACCCATAAGTCTTGCATAGAGAATATGATTGTCATATCTCCTACAGTTAAATCCAACCAATCGGAATCGCATCAATTCTTCAATTTCCGTTGGTGTCGGATTGATCATTCGCACAACTGGTTTCCCTTCCCCCTCCATCTTCCAATTTACAAGGAATAAATTGGGAAATACTTCAATATCATAGAACACCAGTTTTGCCTCTTCATTTTTCCCCGCTGTGGAAGGGTCTGCCGATTTGAATTGCATCTTGTTTACCAATTTAATACAATAGTCGGCTTGATGTGTACTGTTTGCTGCAAATGCCAATACCGCATTACGCATATCCGTCACATCATAACTTAAATCACTGGAGTAAGCATCTTCCAGTATTTTGTAGATAAAATCGATACTAGGCTTAGTACCTGGATGAATTTCTTTATTCAAATTTCGTTTAATCAGTGTTCTAAGCCCTTTCTCGCTTTTTATCGCTTCAAAATTTACCATTTTATTTTCTCCTTTCATCGGTAAACCAGAGCTAATAGCTGCGATAGGCAAGTCATTACACTTCGTAAGCTTTCTCCGTAATGAGCTTTTGCCCGTGAACACTTTTACTTCAATATGGTCGTCATAAACACGACTTAATTTGTTCACATCTCCCGTATAGATATAATGAAGGTGAACTCCCTTTCCGCTTTTGCTTAACTCTGCATATGTTGCCGGCCACTTACTTGCTTCTTCTACATTCCGCTCAAACGATTTATTTCCGTCTTTATCCGGAATATCAAAATCAATCACAATGTGATTCTCCGGGACTTTAACATAATGGATTTGAGAAGTATTCAAGTCTGACAGTTTGGTTTTTACATTATCCCACTTCATTGACGGAGTTTCTTTTTCCGTTGCATACTGAGCCGGACAATCAGAACACTCCCTATCAAATACAGACTCTATGCTGTCAAAGTGTAACAACGAATGCTTTTCTTCCTGTTTCTCTACAATAGTTTCCTCTTCAAACTTTTCTGTCCGAAATCCAATGTAATAGCTTCTTACCCTTGAGCCATCTTCCATATTGAATCGTTCTTTGTAGTCTCGAAAATAGTTTTTCAGTTCTTCCTTAAAAACTCTCTGTGAAAATGGATATCCGACTTTTGCTTCGTCACAATAAGTTTTATACATTTCCCAAGCAGCTTTCAAAGTTGTACCGTTTTCTCTCTTAAAGACGTGATACGAATCGACAATGAAATTATAAAAATCGTTCGAAGCCCCTAACATCGCAATAGGAATATAATCATCATACATTCCAGGATTCTTCAAATAGATTTCTTGGCAGTGATATGCGATTGCTCCAAGCTCAAATTCAATCTGCTTCATAATTGTCTTGTATTCTTTGGGTCCTAATTTATTTCCGGAAGGAGATACATCCACCAATCGTCGTATTAGACCTGATTTTGCGTCTGTTATCTTTACCGGTTTATTTGTACCCATGAATAAAAAACATTTAAAACGGTTTGAATAAGTAGATTTGAATTTCTCATTTACCGTCATCAACTCGTGTGACACCAAACTATTCAATCTAGTATTATCTTCAATCCTTGACAAATCCCCATCATGTTGAATAGCCACGAGAGGATTGTTCTTGAATGCTTCCAATGCAAAAGAATTGCTGGATGAACCCAGAGCTTTGGCATCAAAAACGGAATAGTATCCCTCAAAAAGCTGCTGAATAATATTGAGAACCGTAGATTTACCTGTTCCGGCAGCTCCATACAAAACCATAAATTTTTGCAATTTCTTTGATTCTCCGCACACAATGGAACCGATAGCCCATTCAATCTTCTGTCTCTCTGCCTCGGAGTACAAAGTGGACATCAACTTGTTATAAGCAGACAAATCGCCAGCTTCAAGCGGATATTTCAGCTTTTTACTGGCGTAATCTTTTTTGTCAGTCTTGGTGTTGGAGAATATCAATTTATCATCCAGTGTGTGAAAAGAATCCCGCATCTGTTTCTGACAATATTTGTGCCAGGAATCAATCATTCCAGATTCAGCATCCCACATGTGAAGGACTTTAATATCAGAGTCAAAGCGCTGGCGGCTTTCTTCTGCGTATCTATCCAGCTCACGGTCAATCAACTGCAAAGCATCTTGTTCGTCCGTAGACCATAAACCTCGTTCTTCAATCCAGATAGCGTAGAAGTCACCACCTCGAATCATCAGATCGGAGCTTTTTTTAATAACGAACTTTGGATAGATTTCAATTACACCACGCTTTGTACTACGTGTGGAAATCATCAAAAAGTCGATCATCTCATTTTTTACTCTCCTTTGTCACGCTTCATTTCCTCTATGGTTATTTCTAATTTTTCAATTCTCTTTTTTTGCTCTACACGATCCAATTCCATAAGGATCATATTAACCGTCACGACAAGAGCAAACATACTCAATTTCCGATTATAACGAGCCTGCTTATTCATGGATTTTTGAATTAACCGAATCGCGGTCTCTGAATTATTCAGACTCCTAAAAATATAATTCATAATCTCACACATTTTACTTTTTTTCTCCCTTCATTCCATTCAAAAAACTGGTAATCGTTTCTAATTTCCATTCTTTTTGACTGTGGTAAGTGAATATAAATTCCTGACCATTTTTCTGGCGTATCCGAATACTATTTCTTCCATTTGGAAAGAATACATCTATTCGTTCACCCGCATAATCTGGAAAATAATATTCAAACCATTTCACTACTTCACTATGGCTCATAGCGTTCCTCCTAAACATTTTCGTCTAAGTACCAGCACATCTGATACCAGATTTCAACAGTTCTCAAATCGTATCTACTATGGTTTACTGTAAACAGTCCTCCTGCACCATTTCGACTATATTTTCGTTCCAGAAATCTTTGCACAATTTCTTCAATATAGGCTCTGTCGAATTTAGAATCGTTCATAGATCCTAATCCAAGATTTACAATCATATTCCAAAACCACTGTCCAGTTCGGTTTCCCACATCAGGATCGTCCATGATATGCTCTTCACACCGAATAGCAAGTGCAATCATCATTTCCAGAACACTGCACGTCTTATTGTCTAAATAAGCGGAAATCATGGAGCTACTGTATCCATTCTCATATCCAAACCGATACCTCAAATCAATACCATCTTCCGCACGATTTCCATCCATCGGAATACTGTAAGTAAACTCAATTTTATGCAGAACCTTCAAAAGTCTTCGATACGATAATTTCTTCGAATATCTGCCATCAAACACAAGCTGACACATCCAATTAAAATATGTATCATTAAGCTCGCTCTTCGTCATCGTTCCTCCACTCGATGTGGCATCGTCTTTGTAACATCGGAATAGTTCCTCTGATCAAGCAGAATTTCGTAATCACACTTTAACCGATCGTTTCGGACAAATACGGAATCGTCCTCATACTCCCCAAAGTGTGTCAAAGATTCCTCTCCAACAATTTCTTCCACATCGTCTACCTCTTCATTGTTTTCATCTGTCAAGACTTGATCCGCATAATAGGTAAGACTGATTTTTTCATATTCCTCAAATTCGCCAAATTCCTCTGGCGAAATAACATATGGCTTTTCCACGAACGGATCTCCTTTCTTTTCTTCCACACTGCGAGAATAATTTGTATATCCTTCTTTCTGAATGATGGATTTATATTTTTTTAAATCTTCGTTTTCTTGAGCTTCATTTTTCTTCAGACCGTCTTGTAAGCCTTCTAACAAACTCTTCCCTGCTTTTTCTACATTTTTTCTTGCGGCATAAGCCGCTTTTACAGAATCAATCTCTTCCTGGGCAATCTGCTCGTATTTTCGCTTGAGTAGTTGCCATGTACATACAGAGCCTACCCCTACTCCAGCAATAAAAGCAAGAAGAACCCACCTTTTACTGTTCATACTCATCCTCCTCATTTTTGATTGTCATTACAGTTATTGCTAATCCTCCAAAAAGAAAGGAGACACTCAACAAAATGCCTCCTGTAATATGTCTTTTTCTTTTGGTATCCAGAACATAGTCCAGTACCGATATTATATTCTCCAGACCATCCATATTAGTGCCCCTTTCCTGCTGACAGAATGGCGATTCCACCAGCAAAACAAATACCAGACATAGCTGCCAATGTATAAGACACAACTGCTAAAAAATTACGCATAATAATTCCCCTTTCCTTACTCGTATCTTGAAAAATAATGATTTTCAACCTGAAACATAGGAACACCGTATGCACTATACTCACCAGCAGTAAAGAACATAACTTCATAATTTGTTCTTGATTCCAATTCTTCATAAACAAGCCCACAAATATCTTCTCGAACCTCGCATCGATCAACTCGCCCATTCCACATAGATGAAAATTGATTTGGCTGATAGATAACCTCGTAAACGGTATCTGGAAAATGTTCAGAATCAACTCTGTTTAGTATAGTGTCGATTACAAGTCGTTTTCCCTCTTCGCACTCGCCCTCTGCTTCAGCCATTGTAACAAGAGCAATTAACTCCACATCTTCTTTCGACATTTCTTCTATAATTTCTGTTGATTCCTCCGTTTCCTCAATAGCAATCGGAACAACTTCTTCTTGCCAAACTGCAATAACCGGCTCCTTCTTTCTAACATCAATTGCTCTGGGGACTGAAACTTCTTCTCCATTTGAACGGAAGTCCACCATGAAAAACAATATACATAGAATAATACAACATAAGACCGGAACGGCTATTACTTTGATTAACTTACGCATAAAATCCTCCTAAAAAACCATCCCCAAAGAATTGGTCAACTCTTAGGGATGGTTATAAAATTTTTTCTTACATCAACTCCCAAATATTTCCGTCCACGTTGAAATCGAGAAGAATTGCCTGATCAAATCCATTGACATAATCCGAATAACTCAAATTGTCTGCATACAGACCAAAGTCAATATAATTATCTCCCTTTGGGCTCTCAGGATCATAAACCCAACCTACAATCTGACCAGCTTTTGTTCTTGGAAGACCTAGCATCTCATAAACATCATTCAGAAATACTCGCTTTTTAGCCTTCAGAAGATCGTTAGCATAACGCTCCTGTGCCTTGATAAACATTAAATTATACTCATTATTGCTTTCCCAATGAGGATTCAAAATGGAATTTCCGTCCTCATCCTGTGTATATTTCTCAAAGAAACGAGCATATCCGCTAATATCCGCTGGACTCACAACAAAGCCATTTTTCTTAACCTTTTTTTCTTTTCCGGTTTCCTCATCTACAACAGTTTCTTCAAACTTTTTGGCTTTGAGATTATATTTCAGTTCACGATCAACCTCTTCACCGAATCTTTCAATTACTCGATTTCGATATTCTTTAAATCCTTTATCAATGGCCGCATAAGCCGCACCCAAAGCTACATTCCTCTTACGAAGAATATTATTAGATGCAAGAATACTGGTAATTGACAGTGCTCCAAGCACAACAGACGGACCGTATAACTTTGCAAACTTTACGCCTGTCTGAGCATATACAATCGTCAAATCTTTCTTTGCATCTTCGCTGGAATACTGCTCTTTCATAGATTCATCTTCTTCGCATTTATGAATTGCCTCAACATCTTCTTTAGTCTTGTCCAGAATCTCGTTGACTTTCGTTGTCGCTTTACATGCCATTACCGCACTTGTGACTACGCCGATAACCCCCGCTACAACAAGAATCTCCGGACTATGCTTCTTTAACTGAAAACTTGTTTTGCTAAACAAACCGTTCACACTCTTAACAATCTCTGCTTTTTTCATGGTTACTTATTCTCCTCTTCTATATTTTTTAAATGATCAATTAAATGCTGCGCATACCAAAGGATTTTCTCCAAATCCTGAATACCGTTTTTCTTCTTCCAACGGCAGGCATATTTAATGATATTTCCGGTATCAGTTGCCTCAATACCTTTTAATTCGTCGGTAAACGCTTCAATGACGTCAATGACTTCCATACCTGTCTTGGACATATAATGCTCCGGATGAGATACCATTTTATCTTCTGATTCATACATAATCTATTTTCTCCTTTACAATGGTGTAGGTTTAGGTAATTTCAAGATATAGCCATCCCGTACACGAACTGCTCTGCATCCAGCAATATCCGTCCAACCATATTTATTTGCGGCATAGTTGTCATTGGATACATTCGCCAAATCATAGAGGTCTGCGACACTGACAACCTCATACTGAGCAATAATCTCATTCATCGCATCCAGAACGGATTCTGCATCTCCGCGAGTTTCAAATAAGAGTTCATCATATTCATAACTCGTCCGACTTTTCGGTGCGGCATAATCTTTTTTTCCGCCATCATAATATTTCTGATAGGATACTTTGGACGCTGTAGAATTCTTTTTTGATTTCCCAGCTTCCCCGTACAAAATCATATCAATACCGTTGGTTACTATATCGGAAATTGCCTTTTTAATTGCCGGCACAAGAACGTCCATCACAATATACGATTTCACATTGTTGACATCCTCAGAAATGAATACGTCCGCAAACTTCTGCATTTCTGACTTCTTCTTAGGTTTCACCGTTCCGGAAATTACTTTCTCTACATGTTTTTCCGGAATAGATTCTTTTCGTTCCTCCTTTGACTTATGGGAATTTGGCTTATATTCCTCCATTAAGTTGTCTCCTTTCCACTCACTAGACTAATTTTTCCAGGTAATATAATCTTTGTACCCGGAAGTCGATTGTTTTTCTTTTTAAATTGATATGTAAGATTCGATCGTGCTTTCTTTTCAGAAACCGCTCGTGTAGAAGCAGTCCAACGATTGGCAACACAGTTATCGAACTCCATCACCGGTCCATCATATAAATATAAATTCATAAAATTCACCTCCGGATAAAAGAAAAAAGGGAAAGTACCTTGTTACAGATACTCTCCCTCGTGTTGAAACACAGTTTTCTCTTTAAATTTCTTCGGATTCCTCTTTCTCATTCTCGATGTTCGGTTCATCTGAATCTTCCCACTCAGCATCGATAATCTGCTGTTCCTTCTGAGCTTTTATTTTGGCAATCATCGGTTTACCCACATACTTGTAGATTACAACACCTGCAAGTACAGCTAAACCAACACCAGCCGCAACCTTAAACCCTTTACCAGAACTCGCTTTAACGATTTCCTCAGTAGTTGTCTCCATAACCTCTTCATTGTTCATGATCTCATTAGTTTCCATAAATATTCTCCTTTCATTTTTTGAAAATGTGTGATTCTTCTTCCATTAAAGCCATTGTTTTTTTCGCGCGGTTATCTCAAATTACGAAAGTCGTATCTCGGCGCAATTGTGTAATCAATCACCAGACAAGGTGTTCCATCACTGGCTAATTGCGAACTGAAGGATAAGTCGATATATCCGTCATCAATATTCCAACCAAGTTCATCCCCCAGCTTAATATTATCCAAACCAATTTCATAGTAAAAATCATTCAGGGATATGTACATTTCATCCCTCATCTGTCGATTCAGCTCACATTCAGCTTTCTTAATTTTCTCGATATCTCCTTTGAAATACCTCCCAGACACCGCATCATAGCAAAGTGTATTTCCTTTTTCTGTAATGATTACTTCTCGTGTAACCACCGGATTTTTCTCAACTTTGTCTTTTGCAATAGCATCCTTTACAGCTTCGTTTTTCTTCTCTCCAAACATCTCTATTACTTTTTCCTGATAGTCTTTGAGAGCCGATTCTGATAAGGTGTAGGCTGTTGCGAGTGCTGCGTTCCGACGAACATTTACCGAACTAGCGCCGATTAAACATGCGATGGAAAGTGTCCCCGTAAGTGCTGCCGGAACATAACACATCCATGTTGTCTTTATCAAATCTACGGCTTCGAGCTGATTAACACCGATTTCCTCTTTTCTTTCTTCGATAAGAATAAGAGCCTTTGGTGTTGCACGAACCGCCATAACAGTTGTCGTAATCATGCCGGCAATACCAATGCCTGTAAGAATTTCTGGACTATGTTTTTTAATCGATGTTTTAAGCAATAAAAAGCTTTTTGATAATTCTTTTTTCATTATCTTCCTCCTCCGAGAATCGTTTTTGATAGCTCCATTACCATCTGAAACGCCTCGTCTTTCGTAAATCCAGCCTGAATATAACTATCCATCACTTTTTTCGTTTCACGAGCCGCCTGTTCCATAGCCTCTTTCTCTTCCAGATTTTTGATTTCCTGTTTGAGAAGCTTGATCTCGTTCTCTTTTTCAAAAACCTCCTCCTGTAAGGATTCTTTTGTTACCTCTTTTGAGTTCCTTCCCCCACAGTAATTTCTATAAGAAACCTTGCTTTCACGGGGCACAGGGCCCCTAGATTCCTGCTTAACCAACCAGAATTCCGGACGAACCCCAAAAGAGCCCGAAGCGGAGTCGCAGTCCGCATTGCCACGGTTGTTCACAACAGCGAAATTAGCCGAAGAAACTTCTTCTTTTGTTGCATTTCTCAGCCAGCCCCATGATGGATCATTTTTAAAATAAGCAACCCTGTTCTTTCGTTCCTTCATCAACGGAAGCTGCTCGTCGGTATCGGGTTCTAAATTGTTATTATCCCATTCGTCTTCATGCCCCACAATCTGTCCAACAGTAGGAAGCGTAAGACCATAAATCTTATCACGCAGTTCCTCCGGGAATGCCATAAGCAGAACCGTATCCATCCACTTTTTCAGTTCAGATTTTTCAAAGCCGCCTTTGTTTGTATTTTTGCTATTCATCGGACGACGAGTGATATACTCATCAAATATAAACATGATTCCTTCATCCGTAACCTTGTGAGCAGTTGCGCTAAACTCGCCAATCTCTGCTAATGGAATAATTACCCGATCTCCTACCTGAATGTTAGCTGTTTCAATTTCCTGTTTTCTTAATACCTTCACGATGTTTCTCCTTTCGAAAATATAAAATTTGTGGTTATAAAATAAGACCAAGAAGTGCCTCAGCCGTATTTTCTGCAACTTGAAATATAAGATTATTTGCCTGATCTCCCGACATATGAAGAAAAAATTCCATTTTTAAAATAAATCCTTCTATCACAAAGTCGGCTTCGGTCAATGGATGATCCATAATAGTTAAAAGAATCTCATCAACTGCCCATCTTTCATATGAGCGTTCCATAATGGCTTGTTTAGACCAATTTGACCTCGGTTCGAATAAATATTCGTTTGCATAGCTTATAATTTTTTGAATCGCTTCATCGTTCATATGCACCTACTCCAAACTAAAAAGAAAGAGCCCTTGTTAGGACTCCTCTTCGTTTTCGCTATCTCGTTTGGCAAGTGCCTCATTTACTTTCTCTTCGATTCTCTCATCCATTTTCTTTTCATTTACCCAATCGGTAAGGATATTCACTCCAAACCCAATTACGGTAACCGCAATACCAATAGTTTTGATAATTTTTCCATTCGTCATAAAGCATTAGCCTCCTTTCATAATACGGTTTGTAATTTTTGCGAATCACTCAAATTTGCTCAATGCCATCGTATCAATGATGATACATTCCAGCCCATCTTCCAAAGTCGTTTTATAATTATCAAAATCCAACCAGTAACAATCCATTTCTTCAATCATATAACATATATCCCAACCAATTACATCACCTCCGTCCACCTCATCCAGACCAAGAAAGGACAAATATTCATTCAACGGGCAAACCCCTCTTACTGAAAGATTACGATTTACATGGTATTGAGCATTTAATACAGCAGCCATCGTTGTTCTAAAATATTTCTTTGAAGCAAGATCGTAGAAAAGTAACCTCTCGCTACCAGAATCCATATCCATGTTGTAAACCTGATATCCCCAGTCATATGTCGATACCAATGCGTCTTTCGCCATTTCCGCATGGATCTTATCATCCGCATCCTCCCCATAAACTGTCTTGACTGCCTTTCGATATTGCTTATAAGATTCGTTAAGCATGGCATAGGCGCTCATCAAAGATGCTTGTTTCTTTTGATTTAATGCGTTTGCCCCAACGATACATGCGATGGTTGAAACTCCCAGTAACACAGAAGGAATATAAGTCGGTCCAGCCGCTCGGATAATTTCTAATTTGGTTAAATTTTCCCCTTTCTCTGACTCCGCTTCTTTCAGCATTTTTATTGCCTTTGGCGTTGCTCGAACAGCCGTAATAGTTGTTGCAGCAACTCCAACGGAAGCCACTACAGTTAATATGGTCGGCGAAGATAGATACAATTGCCGCCCAACTCTTTTTGAGATTTTAACTTTTTGCATGATATTCTCCTTTCGTTTTGTCTTACTCCATAGCATGTAGTAAATCTTGAATACTTTCTCCGATCAGTTTTGCAGTCATGAAAATGGAACTATTCTTTTTGTTCATAGACGCAAACATTTCCATCTTTTTCGCAAATGTACAAGCCATCTCTCTCAGATTTTTTATCGAAGTTTGAGTTTCTGGATAAATCTGTTTTGATACATAATTTCGAAATTCTCCAATAGCCCATAAACCGTTGCTGACCCGTTCAAATTCTTTCTTTTCAAAGATAGGATTTGGAAGTTGTTCATCCATTTCATACCAATCGCATAAAATTAACTCCAAATCACTCAGACTTAAATTTTTGACCACATTCTTAAAAATCTCCTTTCCTAAGATTGATTTAAAAAAATAAAAGAGAACCAGTATCGGACTCGAACCGATTACCTCCACAAAAGCGTGGCGCTCTACCAATGAGCTAACTGTTTCTCCATAATAGGAATTGTAAATTTTGCGGAGTAAAAAGAAAGAGCCATTGCTGGCTCAATCCCTCTAATTCAAACCGACTTTTTTCAGAATTTTCATGAGTTCTTCTTTACTCATATCCGCGTCAATACTTACATGCACATGTGCTTTCTCATCTGAAATCGAAGCATTTAACTCGTTTAACTGGATATCTATGTCATATCCAAGTTTTTTATGTAATACTCCTTTTGCTAATTTTGAAAGCAACATCCGTGTAAATTTTGAGCTGATTTTCATTTCGTCCATCACCCTTAAACTCCTTTCACTTTTATCAGTTTTCCATAACAGGAGTTGTGATTTTTGCGGATTAAATATTCCGTCTGTCAAAGACAGTTTCCCATCGTTCTTTCTTAATCGGTTTCATTTTTAAAGCCCACATAATCTGACGAATCGTTACAGTCGGATAAAGTCCGTTCGTAGCCATTCCAGAACGCATATCAAAGTATTCTTTAAAGCAAGGATGCAAATATAAATCATCTGTAATCCACGGGTCGACTTCTCCCCACCAGGTACTCTTCATTTTCTCATCAAATCGCTGCTGAATAACCGCCAGTCCCTTTTCTCCGATTTGAAACAGCGTGCAGCAATGATAGACTGGATGATCGCAAAAATATACTTTCCCATACATTGATAAATAGATCTCTGGTTTTTCATAATGGTATCGCATCGTTTATTCTCCAAAAAGAAAAAGCCTATGCCGAAGCATAGACCTTCTCTCAATAATATTTTTAGTCATCAAATAGCTTACATGACGTTTTGCAATACGGATATGGTCCTCCGCAGGCTCTATATCCGGCTGAAGGAATATCTCCTTGTTCCATATCGAGCATTTCTTCCGTCCACTCTACTTCTTCATCGGACTCATACTCGTAATCCTCTTCGTCCACCTTTAATCCACACGATGGACAGATATAAATTTCGCATCCAGTCTTCGGATCTTCTGTTTGCTCCATAACGGCTCCACACCGATTGCAAATCGCATACCCATTATTCAGGTACTCAATCAATTCAACACCTTCTGGTTTGATAATTTTGTGGCTCATAAATATTATCTCCTTTCATTTTCGAAAGAACCGCTATTATTGTACGGTTTCTTCCGGTTTACAGTCAAGAGACAAAGAGCTCTTTGTAGCTTCTCCTTTCCATAATAGCATCTGTAAAAATCACGCAAAAACGAAGAGGACATGTATAAATCACGCCCTCCTCATTTTCTGACCGGTTAATTATTTCTTTGTCGGTCTAAAACGATTAAACAATCCTCTGAATGTTGTTGAGGTATAAGTTCCAGTTTCCTCAAACTTAAATCCTTTCCGCATCCATATACCATAGAACATCAATGGTATAAGAAGTTCTGCCGCAGCAATACCCACTTTGAAATATCGATCTTTCATTTGCTCGTTGAGCTGGCAGGACTTAAACTGCTCATCTTGTACATCTGCCTTGATTTGTTCATCCAATTGAGACTGTTTTATCTCATGTTCTCGGATACTTGCCTCGCTTTCCAATGTACGGCGACTTCGCTTATCTTCTGCGTCTAACTCATTTTTGCTTTCCTCGATTCTCAAACGGTACAGCTTCGCTAAATCCTCTATAGCCTTTGATTTCTTTTCGCTACCTGAATCCAGAGAAGATATCGCCTGAATCTCTGCTGCTATCTCCTCGTTCAACAATTCTTTGATGTTTTCACTCATTTTAGTTCTCCTTTCGTGAATTCATTAACTGTTCCATAAAAGGACTTGTTATTCGTGCGAAATATAATCTTGGATGTTGACTTTTAGGACAACATATTTTTTCTTATATATCGCATCTACTCCTTCATGAGACAGCTCCAAAAATAAATAAGGTCCGCTATCCGGATCTGATTGATCCACCCTAAGCGAGCCAACTGGTTTTTCTTTGAATATAAATCGCGATAGTATCAATCCAATGCTCGTACCGATTAACAATACCATTATCAAATTCATATAGTTCCTCCTCCAAAATGATTTTCTAAATTTCCCACCCGGGATTTTTTCAAATATCAACATAGCATGTCTTTCTGATACCTGTGTACTGAGTTTTAATCTAGGATAAAAAGAAAGAGCCCTTGTTAGGACTCCATTCTCTTGAAGTATAATTTTTGCAATTTTGCTCTCATCCTTGTCAATTCCATTTGGATGTTGTCTACTTGACTTGGATTCTTTGTTCTTAAAAGTATGTCCTCAAACATTCGAATCTTAGTCTGTAAGTGCCGTTCCTCTTTTGACATGATTTTTTCTCCTTTCGTTTTATTCTTCACAAAAGGAGTTGTAATTCCTGCGAATTCCTCCATCGAATCATGGTCATTTCACATGGATAATCTTCATATCCATAAGTTTCACAAGTAATAAAACCTTCCAACACACCGCGAATCACTTCCGCTTCATATTGCTTATACGGAAAAATATAATCTGGTAACTCTCTATGTATTTGACCGCAAACGGGACATCGAAAACGTTCGATCTCTATCCACGAAGTTTTTCCGCCTTTCGTCCGCACTATTCTTGAAACCTTATCATACCGTTTTAATTTAGACCCACAATTCTGACAAATTGATTTATCATTACTAACCATATATTAAAACCCTTTAAAACATTGAGTATAGGAGTTGACAATTCCTACACTAGCATATATGATTACTCATGATAAATCAACATTGCCACACACAAAACTCATTTTAATATCGTGAAGGAGGTATGAAATATGCTGCTAAAATGTCCCGAATGCGAATTACAGATAAGCGATAAAGCTACTTTCTGCCCACATTGTGGATATCCGATACAGCCAGACATCAAACCAAGAAAGCCCCGCAATAAAAATAATAAAAGAAAACGACTTCCTAACGGCTTTGGACAGATAAGTCAAATCAAAAATCGAAACCTTAGAAACCCATATCGAGCAATGGTTACTGTTGGAAAAACATCTACTGGTCGTCCTATATGTAAGCCATTAAAACCGGAATCCTATTTTCCAACTTATAACGACGCCTATGCCGCATTAGTAGAATATAATAAAAATCCATATGACTTAAAGCCGGACATTACAGTGAAAGAGCTTTACGAAAAATGGACCGCTGAGTATTTTAAAAATGCAACAGACAACTATATTAGGACTGTAAACTCGGCATGGGCTTATTGTTCTTCTATATATGATATGCGTGCGAAAGACATCAGATCTCGACATATTAAAGGGTGTATGGAGGAAGGTTTTCGAATTGAAACTCGCGGAAAAAAGAAAGGGGAAAAAGTTTATGCAACTCCAGGAACTAAATCAAGAATAAAATCACTATTCAATAACATGCTAGACTATGCTTTAGAATACGAAATTGTACCAATGAATTATGCAAGAACATTTGAGCTCTCTGGAGATGTTATCGTTGAAATAGAAAAAAACAAGAAAAAGCATTTTCCCTTTGATAATAAAGAAATGGATCTTTTATGGAAAAATGTTGATGATGTTAAATTTACAGACTGGATTATCATACAATGCTATATGGGATGGCGACCTCAAGAACTTGCTACTTTACGCTTAGATGAAGTAAATTTGGAGAAATGGTATATGCAAGCAGGAATGAAAACGGAAGCCGGAAAGCAACGGATTGTTCCTATTCATTCCAAAATCAAAGAACTTGTGAAACGCAATTATGATTTCGCCCTTTCTATAAACAGCGATTATCTTTTCAATGATAAAGGACAAACTCACTCTGGTTCCTGGTCTGTAACATACGACAAATATGCAAGTCGTTTTGAAAAGGTTGTTAAACAATTAAACTTGAATCCCGAACACAGACCTCATGATCCTCGAACAACATTTGTTACGATGGGTAAAAAAGCCGGAATGGATGAATACGCCCTCAAAGAAATGGTCGGTCATTCAATTCAAGATATAACTGAATCCACTTACACCGTACGTGATTTAGAATGGTTGCGAGAGGATATAGAAAAAATAAAATAATATGTTTTTTCAGTGTAGGAATAGGTGTGTAGAAGTAGTGTAGGAATAATATATGAATAACATACATTTTCCTACTTTTTTCTACTTCTTACAACTTCTTAAACCCTTGATTTTACTGGATTTCTTAGAACTTGCCTTCTTTTGCTGCTTCCTCAATAGAAACAGGAAACCTTGATTTTAAGCCATTTCTTCCAGCAAAATGTAGGAATAATCAAGAAATAAACGACATTTCTACACTTTTTTATACACCGTTTCACCCTGTATTACATTATTCGCTTTATCAAGGATATTCTCCCCCCTTGAATCCTGAAGGGTATCGAGAAACGAATATCTCGAAGGGTAGTCTTTAAATGCGGTCCCTACAATTTTTGTACCGTCCGCTTTATGTGCCGTATAACCTCGCAACAATGTTTCCTCTGTTATTGTATCCTCAGTCAGATCTATGAGGGTCCTACCGCTATAAACGACTTTACTTGTAGCCATTTAAGCCTCCCTCCTACCCGATAGTTACCGTGGTACCTCCAGCGGGATTTTCACTTTCCTGATACGGAATTGCTGCAACTGTAACCTGTGATAAGTAGTTATATCCTTCTTCAGTATCTGGTAATACAGTCTGTTCTGTGGTTTTCGGTGTAACTGTCTTGGCCTGTGGTTTGGCGTCTTCTGTTCCAGACATCGTTCCCTCAACGCCAAGCAACGTAATACCCTCTCGAATATTAGCAGGAACCAATTTTTCTTTTTCTGTATCTACAATTCCAACTTTACCAGAACCATCATGATATCCCTGAGGAACTGTATATTGCTCATCCTTAGAAGAAATTGTTCCAGCCACAGCACTATTGTTTTTCATAGTACCAGTCAGTTTCTGACCTCTTACATAAGCGGTCTTTCCCTGAAGAATTTCAGCAACAGCAGCCGTCGCATCACTAGAATCTACATCGTACTTACAAGTACCGGTGATAGTGTCTCCTTTTTTATCATGAGCTGTAAATCCATCAAGAATTTTATCAGCAGTGACAGTATCGCCACTTAAATCGATCAGTGTCCGTCCACCATAAATTACTTTGTTAATAGCCATATTCGTATCATCCTCTCTTTTAAAAATAAAAAAGAACGGTTTCCCGCTCTAATTACTCATTTTTATTTGCCTGTTTGATAATCTGATTTACATAATTACTGAGACCCGCCATTAAAATTCCCTGAACAATCGCTGTAAAGACCGCCATAGCAATCTCCTGACCGTTACCTAACGGGGATGTTGCCAGAACCCAAATTCCACAAAGAACGATTCCTCCAGCACCCAGAAGCATCGGGATATATTTATCCTTAACCATCTGTGTCTGCTTCAATGCCATTCCGCAGAAATACAGAACAATCGCTACGACAATCAATTCCGGCTTTACATAATTCATAATCTGTTCCATGATTGATTCCTCCTACTGATTTTTTTGAGTATATGTTGATTTATGAATGGGTAGTTTGTTGACTTCCGACATAACTTTCTTCGCCGAACCATTTCCTCCCATTTTTTCATAAGGCTTATAGAGATAATCATGCAGATTTTCATATTCATCCTGCGTAATCCATCCCCGATCGATATAGGACATGCCAAGATATACGATTCTGTCATGAGCAAGCCCAATCAACATCTGTGTTCTCACATCTTTTTTCTCGCTTCTCTTCTGGATGTATGCCCAAAAACCAGAAGAAGCGACAACTGCACATACAATCGTCGCTACCATTTGAAACCATGGCTCCATATAGGTACCCTCCCATATTTATCTTGTTTTATCGACTATAATCATCTTTTTATTGACAATCTCAATCGATTTTTCAAATAAATCTTCGTAAAGACCTATTAAATTTTTTCTTTGTTCTTTGGATAGAAGTTTATAAAAACCACCCATCCAGCTTCGAAACATATTTTCTACATTTTCATACGAAATCTCCTCATTCTTCACTTTTACAGCAAGCCTTTTGAGTTTTCTACGCATCGCAGTAACTCTCTTTGGATTGATTCGTTTGATTACTTTACCGGAATCGGTCAAACTATATTTGATTTGCAGAAATTTGTATGTACTGGAAATCTTCACAATTCGAGTTTTCTTCCTATTGATATGGATTCCATATTCTTCTGCAATCTGATGAATATTATCCAGCAAATCTAACAATTCTTCTTTGCTCGGGTTCATGATATACCAGTCATCCATGTATCTTCCATAGAATTTCTGACTTCGCACATACTTGACATAATTATCGATTCGATATGGATAATAAATTCCAATAACCTGAGATAGCTGATCACCAATATTAACCGATTTCTCCATCCATTTTTCACCAGTCAACTTTGACTCTGAAATATTTCTATACTCCAACTTATTGAAAGTATCTGTCATACATGTGGCATATTCTTCGTCTGTCATGTAAGAAACATCGATTTTAAACCCGTCAAAAATTTGCGTTAATAACCAATCAATAAATTCATCGTCATCAAACAGCCTCAACAATTCTCGTTTGGCAATTTCATGAATGATATTGTCATAAAACTTAGAAAAGTCTCCAAACAATATCCAACCCTCATTCCCATACAAACGATAATATTTACGAAGATGAACTTCGAATCTATCTCGCTGATGAGAGATTCCTCTTCCTTTTATCGAAGCACAATTATCATAAATAATATGCTTTTTCACTTCAGGAAGTAAAATCTCATCGCATAAAACATGTCGAATAATACGATCTCTAATTTGAATACTTGTTATAGGTCTTACTCGACCTCTCTCAAACAGCGTGAATTCTTGTGTCGGTCCATTTTGAAGTGTCCGATTTATCAAATCATCTTGAATGGAAAAGATATACCGCAGAAAATTCATCATGAATTTCTGTGTTGTTTCTTTCCATTTGCTGGTTTTGACAGAGGCCTTATAAGCCCTATACAAATTGTTGGCGTCACAGACAATCTCCTCATAGTTCATAAATCATTCACCGTGTTAGCAATACTTACCGTAGTAAATTGCGTCCGGCTTTGCTATTTATCCCTTCGGAAAGGACAATGTCTCCTTCTCTGTTGGTTAGGCAGAGAATCCGGACGAACCCCATTAGAGTTCGAAGCGTTGTTGTAGTTCGTATTGCCATTGTTGTTCACATTAGCGAAATTAGCCGAAGAAACGACGCATAATTAGACATTACCCTTTTAACTGTGACCTGATTCGGTTATCTCGTTGACGCCACTTTTTTATCAATCCGATTTCTCGGTCGATAGCTTTAACATAGCGGCTATAGAGATTAACATCCACTTCGAATATCTCAACGATTCGTTGTAGCTCTTTTAAGAGTTGCTCGCAGTTTACTATGGCTGTATTCTGATAATCTCTTCTTTGCTCATATTCATGCAGCGTGGTCGGATATATAGAATTTGCCGCTCGAATATTGCTTGTTAGCATGGAAGCTAACTGATCTATTCGATTTTTGTAATTCAGCATCAAATATCTATATCTTGAAAAATCTTCTGTAGTATCCTTTCCATAAGCATATTTCATTCGAACAAGCCGATCCAAATCTTTTACTCCGAAGCTACGCTGCATCAACTCGATTAACATATCATGCAATTCAACGGAATATGTAATCGCCTCAAATTTGGATTCTGTCCGGTCGCTCACTAGGACACTCATGCGTAATCCTTATCCGTAATCTCTTTAAATTCTTCTTCCGTGATCCAATTCATTTTCACGGCATTTCGGACACGCATCTCGTTCCACATTCCCATGTTATAATAGCGTTTTACTTTGTCAAAATTTTTACTACGTCTCATGTCAGCTCTCCTCCTTACAGTTCAATTTCAGACATCATGGCTATATATTCAATATCCGACTGTAATTTAATAAAAGCCAATTCATTTTCTGGAACATCACGAAGTATAAACCAATACTCCTCTCCCATCTTTGTGATCTGTACCAGTTCCATATTCGTATGGACATCGTCTTTTTCGCCGTCATTGATTGTGACATTTAGGCAGTTCCCATCAAAAATGGTCTCATCAATTTCCACAGGCGAAATAAAGTTGTTTCCGTTCAGTTTCAGATTATCAATCACTGTCCCATCAGCCAGAGTAATCTTATAAATCTTATCATCCATTTTGACATTCACCTTTCATTCATTTTTTCTTTTTATAGCACAGATAGCTGTCACCTGCGTACTGTTTTTTCGGGGCACAGGGCCCCTGGATTAAAACTAACCAATAGGGAAGACCGGACGAACCCCATCAGAGGTC